CTTAGCACCTTTATCGGCAGCAATACCAACGTGAGTAACAGCACCTTTCAAGATACCTTTTGCTGGATTGATATCTCTATCTGCTCTCCATAAAAGTAGATCTCCTGCTTGCATCTCTGATCTACTGGTCATAACCTTACCCATATCAGTACCAGCAAAAGATGCTGCAAAGTTGGGTCCATTATATGCAGTGCCTTTAGGAGTGTCTAGGTCACCAAGCTGAGTACGTTTGGCTGCTGCGGGGTGACCTGCTGCTCTCAATGCTGCTCTGGTTGTATTGGCACACATATCACCAGTGCCCTTACCCAATCCAATGATGGATTTAGCACCAGCAATGATACCACCTTTTGCTTTCTCCTGTGCCTTTGGCATCACCAAGTCGCCTAGTTTTGGTAACTTCTTACCAATCTCTTTCATCTTATTGCCAATCTGTTTGGCATTAGGAATACCATCGATAATCTTCTCTTCATACTGCTGAATGCCAGGCACTAGATCTCTAGCAAACATGTACGCATCAATGCCCATTGAGATGCCAGGACCAGGGACAAATCCAGCAAGACCAGACAAATCAAAACCAGCAGACAATGCTTCTAAAAGTCCACCGAAAGGATCGCCACCTGCAAATCGATCATAAGCAAATAGCATATTAACTACACCACCAATCACAGGTAGAGCAGCGCCACCAACCTTCTTAAGAATGTTTCCAGTATCAGCAATGCCGTTGATACCCTTCTTCTTTAATGCTTCTCCGATTTGTTTGCCAACAGGAGACCCCATCAAAGCATCAGTAATTTTACTACCAATACTTTTAATCTTAGATACTAATGGCTCAAATAAAGTTTTGATTGGAGCAAGTATTTTCTGTAAAGCAAAGTCCTTAAACTTTGTACCTAAACTAGAAATTCCTTCAGTAACAAACTTTTTGGCATCTCCTATCTTGTTAGCAAACTTAGTCCCATACTCGGCACCTTTCGCTGCAAGTTTCTTACCAAGTTGAGCAATTGCTTCCCACTTCTTTCTAACTGCTTCGGGAAGTGCCTTGTATGCTTTAATTGCCCAGTCAGATGTCAGTCCCCAGGCTTGCTTTGCTTTCTTATCTAAGAATGCAAGGGCATCGTCTGCCTTTTGCTGCAACCAATTCTTTTTCTTGGGAGCAGGAGCATCAGGAGTATCTGCAGGTGTTACCTTTGGTTTTGCATCATCAGGTGCATCAGCTTTTGGTTTTGGTTTTGGATCTTTTCCAAAAAGTGCATCAACACCTGCCATGACAAGATTGAAGAGACCCTTCAATGCCTTAAGGGGATTGAATACAACCCAGAGTCCTGTCAGTCCTAACAGTAACTCACCAAGACCAGAAAGACGATCTAGAAAGTTACTTTCACTACCAGTTAATTTCTGCCAACCACCCCATACTTTTTCTATAGATCCTTTGATGAAATTAAAGATCTTACCGAAGACACACTTTGCCTTCTCAAATGTTTCTAAAAATTTCTCTCGCTTCTCTTTATCAGTAAGAATATCAAAAACACCTTTGGCAATGACTAGCGCGGCTAGCATCTTAAACCAAGATGTAAATGGATTAAGGAAGTTTAAAATAGTATCCTTAAGTTTATCAAGGAAACTTGGTTTTGCTACCTTCTCCTTATCTTTATCTGGATTACGCTTTCTAGTTCTTAACTTACTCGTTGCTGCTTCTTGTCTTGCTTCTGCAGCCCTATCTCTGTCTTGTCTTAACCTTCTTCTCTGTTGCTCTCTGAGTTTCGTTTGAGCAGCTAGAGTACCTTTAGCAATCGAATTGAGATCGCCAATGACATTGCCAATCCCTTCTACAGTTTTGCCGACATTATTAATAGCAGTGATGGGAGCAGCAGCGGCACGTACGGAAGAGAAACGAGATGCTTCTGCTACTCCCGTACTAACAAACTTATATGCTTGTATTTTAGCCATTAGCGATTCTGCTGCTCCTTGTAACGTCGTTCTTCTTCTTTTAGATAACGAATGAGAAGGTTAACATAGATCTCCTTCTCCCATGGCATTAGATTTTCAATGTAATCCATTGGCCATTTGTGATGGTGCATCAGAGCAAAATTAGATTCATAATAATTCCGAAGATTATTATGTAGAAGGGCTATCCGAAAAAAGCGGCAAGACCTTCAAGAAGAATTGTGTTTTCCTTTTGTGTTTTTGGATTGGTTACTTTTAATTCATAACTAAGTTTGGGCATGGTATCAAAAAACTCTTGAATCATAGCAAACTGTTTTGAATTCATACCTTCAAAGAATTCTTTCAACTCAGTCTTCGAGGCATCCTTACACGAATACACTTGATTGGTATCTGTGATAGTTTCTGCACAAGATGATGCGAGGTCAAAGACCTGATCAATCATATTCTCATCAGTGAAATTCATTTTCACAAACATATCCAGACTAGGATATCCCATAGTCAGAATAGTTTCATCATCAAGTTTGATCTCTTTCTTATGTTTGGGATCTTTTTTAATTTCAATTGCATCTAGAGGAATAGATGCTTTCACCGTTGTTTCATTGTCATCAGGACATGTAACAACAACCTCAACATTTTCACCTACCGATCTTGTCCTAATCTGAAGGAAGAGATATTCAATATCAAATGTAGATAACTTATCTACACCTTTAATGTCAGTACAAGACTCGATGATCTGTTTGATCGTATCAATCATGTCTTGCTGCTCACCACTTTCCATAGCGAGGAAGAGAAGTTTCTCTTCTTTAACGAGGAAAGGTCTGAATTTTACTCTCGCGCCTGTAGATGGTAGTTTTGTATTGTATTGGGGTACATTTAACTTAGGTAATGCCATAGAAATTTCAACTCAGTATTTTTATTTATGCCTTAGATTTGAGGTTACTCAAAGGCAACATCAGCAGTAGCACTTTGAGATCCAGCAAAGGTTCTTGGATATCCGCTGTCATCAAAATTACTGGCACCATAGAATCTATATCTCTCATAATAGAAACTGACATTCAAAGTCTGCAATGATGCCTGAGCATTGGTCAGTTGAGAAGATCCAATGTTGTAGGGGAATGCGTTACGGATATCATAGATACCAACTAGTTGATCATCTTTGAATTTAGTAACATCATCTTCATTAATACCCAGAGATTCTAGAATCGCTCTGAATGAATCGGGGATCTCAAACTCTGGTCCCCCACCTCTCTCCCACTTGAAGATGTATATGTTGGGGCAGACATAGTTATCATAGTAATCTGTGTGCTGGTTAGCATCACTGGACATGATACTAATCCATCTTTCAAATAGCATCCTAGTCTTTTGACTTCTAGGGACAATAAAGTCCATGCTAATTTGACTGAAGGTAGATGATGTAGCATAGTTATATGTAGATCCTACTGTAGTGATACTACCAGTAGTTACCTGCTTACTGGGAAGTTGCACATTGTCAGCATAGAAATTCAATAGGTTTTTATTAGTATACTCACCCAGATCATATCTATTGGTAGGAAGATATGTCCCAGGTCTTAGAATCTGAGGAGTCGTAAATTGTACCGACCACCTGTTAGCATAACTGGGGTGGTTATCGTTGCCCTTAAACCAAGACGAAAACTCAGATAGTCTTGTCCTGGGAGCTCCTACTCTTCGTGTACTAAGTTCCATGTTAGATCTTTAATTCCTTTTCGGTGATGAGCATAAACTCCCAATTATGATCTTTGCAGAATTCCTCTGCTGCCTTCCACTTTGCCTGATTGACACTCCAAGTAACAACCTCATTGATATATTTTTTAGTCACTCTCTGTTGTGCTTTAGGTTCTTTCGTTTGCCTCAGTGGCTTCACCTCAACTAGATACTTTTTGTTTCCTATCTTCACATAGAAGTCTGGAAAATATCTATGCCTTTTACCATCAACAGGAGAGACATATGGGATGATGATTTCTTCACTACCCCACTCCTCAACAGAGGGTGTGATGTCACACCACTTCATAAATTTATACTCCCACGATGACCTATAAATTATATTTTTGGGATCACCTTTGTATTTACGAGGGAAGTTGGGAGTGTAACGTCCTTGATACCTCATAAATAGACATTGTATAGTACTGTAATAGTATTTAGGCACATGGCATCAACGGCACTGAGATATCCATACAGAGCCCCAATTTCAGGTAACTATTTGGAGAGTGCCGATGCACCTACAGGTAGAATTGACTACCTCAAAATACAAAGGTATAGAATTAATTATGGTACTGAGAGTGGATATGGTGGAGAAAATTTACCAAGTAACCAAATAGCAAGAACGCTCGATCAACAAGTAGTTTACCTCAATATCCCTCAGCAACTATCCACTGCGTATAACGCAAACTTTAGCACAGTTGATATGGGTGCTGCGGGTGTGCTTGGCGCTCAATTAGTTGGACAACTTGGTGGTGCTGCTCAAGGTAGATCAATCAATGCTGAAAACATTAAGCAACAGTTGCAAGCAGCAGCTGCTGCAGCTCTACCAGAGTTTGCATATAAGCAAGGAGCAAATTTAATTAATAGTATGGCTGGTGCTGCTGGACTAACAGCTGGATCTGGCGATCCTGCTGCTCTCCAAGCACTGACCTCAGGTAGGATCATGAATCCATTTACCGAGCAGGTATTTAATGGTGTTAGTTTCCGTCAGCATTCATTTAGTTTCAAAATGTTTGCTCACAATCAAAGAGAAGCACAAGAGATTTTAAATATCATCTTATATTTGAAGAAAGGTGCAATGCCCAAATTTGGCGAGGCAAATATGGCCGAGGTGCAAGGCCTACTTAATGCTGGATCTGCTGCTGTTTCAAGTGCAACAGGAAGTAGTACTCCATCCACTGCTACAGATGGTGCATTAAGTGGTTTCGTCGCAGCGGGTGCATACTTAGAAGTGCCTGATAGATTTCAACTAGAGTTTGTCCGATTAGATACAGACTCAGATACGATTTCTAAGTTACCACACTACAAATTCCAACCGTGTGTTTGTACAAACATTAGCATAAACTACACACCAGATGGTCAATATGTATCATTCAAAGATGCAATCTTAAATCTAGCAACAACTACAGGTAGCTCAGCACAAATCTTTGTCCCTGCAGTTGAAATTAGCCTTGACTTTGCAGAGACTAAGATTCTAACTCAAAACGATATCGAAGCAGGTTACTAATGTCAAACTATTTCTCATACTTCCCTAATGTATACGTTGGCGTAGAAGAAGCAAACGGAAAGTTTGGTTATAGATTGACCAAGAATATCTTTCGACGTGTTTACTTAGATGCAAAACTTGAAAAGTATATCACTGCTTTTGAAAGTTTCTATCTAACTGATGATATGCGTCCTGAGATGGTTGCAAATATTATGTATGGTCAACCCGAGTTAGATTGGTTGGTCCTTGTAACCAATAACATTACAGATCCATATACCCAATGGCCAAAGAGCACAAGTGATCTGAATGAATACATCAACAACAAATACGAAGATCCAGATCTTATTCACCATTGGGAAACAAACAAAATAGAATTACCTGATGGCACTATATTGCTTGAGGAAGGTATCGAAGTCAATGAATCCTACAGGGTTACTATGCCTGATGGAACTGTCAGAAGTAAGCAAGAATCAATCTTTCCAATAACTAATGCAGAATATGAAACCAATCTAAATGAGAAGAAAAGAGTCATCTCATTACCCTCTCCTGGTATTGTAGACATTATTGTAGAGAAGTTTAGAGACCTTGTACAATACTTACCACATCCAGAGATTGATCTTCATGGCAATAAGAAGTCTCCAAACTCTACCACTAGCAAATACTTTAACGATAAGAGTTACAAGACAGACAGAAGGACAAGTGCTCTTGGGCAGGCAGTTACATCATTTGATTATGGTCCTACCGTTGCTTCACTGTCTGCTTCAAGTGCAACTACCTCCACATCAGCAACAACATCGGGCACTTCAACTAGTATAAGTATCGATGGAAATACTTCAAGTACTGGTGGATCTGGTGGATACTAAAAAACCCTAGAAACCAATTTTTTGGCGGGAAAATTTTCCTGCTATTTTGGTATTCTAGGGTCATTTTAGGTTAGGGGGGGGGGTCAGTGATGATGGTCCCTATATTTTCTATGGCATGGGACCATGACGGTTTCGTAGTAATATTCTACAAAGCGTCCTCTGTAATCACGGACTTCCCGATACTCTCTCTGCTCACACATAGGACGGGGACGTGGTGCATGATGATAGTGGTGGTGATGGTCACTCTTGAAGGGTTCCCAAAACTCACCCCATGTGACTGCTTGAGCAGGAGAAGCAAACCCAACTAGCGCCACCGTAGAGGCGAGTAGTTTTGCTTTGAGAGCAGCACGACGCTTCTTTGCTTGGCGCAGCGCCTGAGGTTTCAGGGTGCGCTTTGCTTCTTTCTTAGAATGGTGTTGCCAGTTGGGTAGTTTCATCAGTCTTCCTCAGCGAGGCGAGCGAAATAGGACAGAGCGTCATCGTCGTCATCTACAGGAGAAGATGCGACTGCTTTCTCACGAAACTCAGAGACCTCACGACCCCATGATTCGGATGGCATGGGTTTTGCCACAACCTCTTCTTCCTCTTCATTGAAGACAGGAGCAGAGGGGCGAGGGGAAGTCTTACCGAGCACCAGATCGAGACGTGCTTTCAGTTGCTCATAGGTCTTGAAGTTTTTAGCATCCTCAAACTCAGAGAGGGAGTATGCTTGCTTCCAGATTGCTTCCAGTTTATCATCCGAGAAGTCACCAAGAGTACTAGGAGAAGCAAACTCAGACTTATCATAATTCCAGTAACCTTCGACCTTACGGATCTTCAGTTTGAAGTCAGCACCAGTCCAGAAGTTAAAGGGATCGATAGGAGTCTCGTCAGCAAATGCAGGTTGCATTGCTTCAGCAAGTTTGTCAAAGATCTTCTTACCAAACTTATAAAGGAATACACGACCCTCATTCTCAGGGTGTGCAGGATCACTCACGACATAGATGTTAGCGTAGTAGGATAGTTTACGCTTCTGAGCACGAGCGATCTCTTTATCAGAGTCGGATCCAGAATTCCAAAGAGTGCGATTCAATTCAGAAACGGGATCTTCCTTGCCCAGAGTGGTCAGGGAATTCTCGATGTACCACTGACCGCCAGGTCCTTTGAAGGCATGGGACCAGACCTTTGCCCAAGGCATGTCTTCGCCGTCAGGAGCAGGCAGGAAACGAATTACAGCGTAACCGTTGCCCGACTTGTCCATCTCAGGTTTCCACAGGCGCTCATCAGCGCCACTACCTGCCTGGGGTTGATTGATTTTTTCGATCTCTCGGGTCAACTTAGACAGACTGCTGCCTGCCGTTGCCGCTTTTTTGAGGGATGCGAATGACATAATCGTATTCTCCGTATTGTTAGTGTGTAGTTGTATTGGTGACTACCCTGTAAGGATAGCACACTATTTAGGATCGGTCAATCTCCTGTTGTGCCGCTTGTTCAAGTGTCCTCACCATGGCTTCCATGCAGTCAGTGAGATCCCTGTATCCAAAGGCATTGGACAAAGCATTGATCCTGGTCTTCATATCTGCTGCTTCAGGATCTTCATAGGCAGCAAGTGATAGACGGGTGTAGAAGGTCTTTTGTTTATCAATAAGACCCTTACATTCTTCGATGTGTTTTAATTTATCTTCCTTAGACATCATGGGCAATTGACTAGTTTTATTTGCAATCGCCTGATAGGTCTCAAAGATAGAATGTAGATCAGTTTGTACCTGATCGGAGTGGAAAAAATTACTCATAACTTTGCCTGTATTGCTTTTAAAGTTATCTTTTTGTACCTCTTGCAATCAATATTCAGGAAAGGTGAATACTTTTGAATCCTCATCGAGACCTCTTTCCATAAAGGGTCGGTGAGTATCTTATTCAAACGTGATATAAAACCAAGACAAGTTTCAAATACAACAAGAGTTTCTAATGATATATCGTTTGCTAGGTAGCGTTGAATGATGATGGGATGCTGCCCCTGTTTGGCAGCGAATAGTTTCTCAAACGCTGTTTCATATGGAGGATCGACATCATCAAGGAGAAGACTTACATCTTGCTCAAATTTATATGTAAAAGATTCCTGATGGATCTTCCACTGTTTATAATTTGTGTCAGAGAAATTACGAATGTAACCATTCTGATCAACAATAAAATTAGAGACAAAGTAATCGAGTGCTTCTGCCTCAGAATACTTCGTCCCTAATTTTTTAAAGAAGTAAACATCGTTACGTCCATGAAAAGATTTTTCACTGGCTCTCGTCTTGCCACGATACTTTACATAATCATATGTTTCTTTGTTGAAGTGATTTTTCAATGCGATATACATCTTATACACTTCAAACCCAGTCACAATGGCAAAACTCCTTTAGATGTTTTCTTAATAAAATTGAATCGTTGTGCTTCGTGTCGCAGTCTTTCCTTTAGAGGTTTAGATAGCAGTTTGGGTACAGTCTCCAACTCAATGTCGTTTTCTTGGCAGTAGGTTACCACTGCCTCAACATAGGTGATCAACCCATTGCTAGTCTTGACTAACTTCTCGATCTCCATAGAGAATCTAGATGCTGTCATAAACTTCTCCTCAGGATTATCCTTTGGCATTTGCAAACTCTTCGATGTAGGTTTTAAGTAATTGTAAATAGTCATCAAGATTGTACTTCTGAAACACCTGAGTAGACCCGTCTTCAACAGCGATAAGTGTGACAATTTTCTTTACCTCTATGCCTGTGCGCTCTAGAAACATTGCAGCGTAGGCAGTCTCTTGCACAAAATAGTGCTCGATATGCTCTTCGCTTTTCTCCTTAGTGGAGGTTTTAAAATCAACAACAGCAAGCTCACCATCGAATTCTGCAATGCAGTCAACGCGACCAGCGAGTCCAAGGTAATGTGAATAAAGAAAAGACTCTAGGCAGTGGATATTATTAATGCGGTTAAGGGTAGTCTTAGCGGACTGAAACATTCTAACAGACAATGGATTATTTTCCAAGTACTTGTCGATGTTTAGTGATCCTCTAATGTAGTCCTCGGTGATGGAATGGAATGCAGTCCCACGTTGAGTGGCGCGTGCTGTGATTTTGTTTGCCTCTTGCTCACCTATTTTGTTTCGCCAGTTGGCGAAGAATTGTGCGTTCTTGAACGATGTGATTGAGGTAACACTTGGATAGTATTTATCAGCACCAGGGATAGGATAAAACCTAACCCCGTCTTGTGTCACAGGTTCGACCTCAGGAACTTTGAGATCGACATCAACGAAATTAAACATTAGAAACCAAGATTGTATTTATTAATGAGATAGGATTTGACAAGTCCAGACCTTACGATATCTTCAATGCCAAACTCAATGCAAGAAAACTCTCTCATGTTTTGAAGGATCTTAATGAAGTCTGCAATACCAGTCTTTTCATTCTCCTTAACAAGATCTGATTGAGTAATGTCACCACAAAACATGATCTTAGAATCTTCACCGATACGGGTGATCATCGAATCGAGTTCATGAAAGTTGAGATTAGAGAACTCATCGACAATAACAATGGCATTGTCAAGAGTGACCCCACGGATAAAAGAAGTAGACCAGAAAGAAATAGTCTCTTGCGCTCGGAGGTTGTCATATAGCATGTCAAATGAATTGTCATCAGGCATACTAAACATGTATCTTACCATGTTTTTGTATGGAATCTGATAAAGTGCCGACTTATCTTCATGATCTCCAGGAAGGAAACCAATCTCTCGGGTAGGCACAAGTGACCTTACGATATAGATTTTATCATAAGGAGTGTTTTCGTCAAGTACTTGTTGCAACGCAAGGTAGAGCGTGATGAATGTCTTACCAGTGCCTGCTGCTCCATGGAGCAAAAGGTTTTGTCCCATACCATACTGCTCAAACGCAGTTTCCTGGTTAGGGGTAAGAGGATTGATAGGCACCATGTAGGATCTATCAATCGGTTTCTTTCTCTTGATTTGCTTAGCAGACATACCTGGGGGGACGGGTGGACCACCGTTGTTACGCTTTCTTGCTCTTGCCATAGTTTAAGTAAATCGACTCAGGTTTGCACGGGGATGTGCTTTTTGTACTTTGGACATCACTTCTTTGAATCCGTCAGATTGTTTGGGAGCACCGTAAGCAACGCCGCCGACACCTTCCATCCAATCTCTTTCCCAGTCAGGATTTTCTCCCTTCCAAGTTTCGTATTCTTTCATGGTCATGGTGAGTTCTTGTTTCTCACCTGTAGTTTTATTTATTACGGGGTAAGTAGGCATTATTCTATAAGGAGAGATGGTTGATCATAACATTCTTGGTGGCACTTGCAATCTTCACACTTCCAATCAAGTGCCTCAGCAATGGTTGGAAACTGACAAATGAAGTGCTTCTTGCACAACTCAGCAATATCAATGTGCTCTTGCTGAGTACCATGACCAGTGCGAAGATCGATGTAATGCATCCATGACCGCACAGAACCAGTCATGTAGATCCTGGTGGGTGTACACATAGGAAGAATCATGCGAGCACATTCCTTAGCAACACCAGCATCTAGCATCTCCTTATAGATACGCATAGCATCATTGAAGTGATGCTGCATCAGGATCTCATACTTCTGTTTGATGAAAGGATCTAGATCATCAATAGACTTCTGACGATTACTATTGTCCTGTCTACGCAATGCAGGCAGAGGGATCTCATCACCAAGTAGAGACGAATCTGCATAGCGTTGGGAAAACTCTTGGAAAGTGAAGGACCTATGACGCAAAATCTGAGCTGCGATTGCTCTGGTAGTATTGATCTCCAGGGTCATGTGTGCCTGCTCAAAGATGCTCCAGTGCTGGTGTTGAATACAATACTTCAGCAGACCAGCAACCTTAGCATTCTCCTGGTTGGCAGGATTGCTAACGCGAGCAACATACCCAATAGTCTTTTCTGCATCGGGCGTAACTGAAACCAAACATACTTTAGTCATTCTTATTATTACCAAATAAAATACGAGAGATCAGGTAGAGTCCCATCGCTGACCAATAACTAAGGGTAGCAACTCCAAACATACCTGGCATTAACGCATTCCATAATACCATTAAAATGGCAGGTCTGACAAGGAATCCAGCAACAGTTTCAATAATCTTTGCACCTGCTTTTTTCTTTGCCTCTTCTTCAGCAGCAGCAGTCGCCGCGGCCAATTCTTCTGCTAGTTGCTGCTCGTCTGCTCGACGATCCAAATAAACAGTAGTCATTTTTTCTTTTCTTTCTTGGTCGGATCTTGCCATAATTTAGGGTTAACTCTACCTTCAGATTGTTTGAAAGAAAGTAAATTTTCTCGGTACAAATCCCAATAGTAATCAAAGATTTCTACTTTCTTGTTGCAAATTACTAGATCGTAAGTTTCTTTTCCATCTAAAAGATACGTTACCAAGTAACTAGTGCAAGGTAACGTTCTGTCATCAGCAGCAGACGGATCACAGTTGCGCTGAATCACTCGCATTAGGATCGACCCCCCCATTCAATCTGAGGGTATGCCTCAGCAATCACTGCCTTTGTAATTCTCTTATACTTATCGCCCAAGCGACCATCCTTACACAAGACTAGCAACTCTGCTTCAGACTCGTGCAGACCCTCTAGCAACTGTACAAACATGCTCTCCCTCTTCAGGGCAGGCAACTTATCTGCACCCCCCTTAAAGAAGCGATAGAGACCCTTGTACTCGTGCTCTAGACGGGTATGGTCTGTGCCTGCAGGGGCATCGTTTGGTGTGTAGGGAACATCACCTTCAGGTAAAACAGATATAAGACTATCATCAAAGTTGATAATCAACAGTTGACGTAGTGCTGTGCTGTTGTGTTTACGAAGCAAGTCAATTTTTTCTTGCTTCGTTTTAGCATTACTAACTTTTCTTAGCACTTCAGAAAGCAGTAAACGATTGCTACTGTTAGTTGTTGTAGGCATAATTAATCTCCTTAATCATTCTTCATCTTCATCATCTTCATCATAGAAGTCATTCCAATACTGAGTATCGGGTCTGATGTATATTAACTCATCTTGTAGGATGTTGCCATCATCATCCAGCATTTCTGGATGTGTTACTGCTTTAGCATAAGCAGCATTCTCAATGTAGTCTTCAACATAACCCTTGGCTAACCAAGAAACTGTGATCCCTAAAATGAAAGCACCGATCGTGATCAGAACTACTAATGCGATTAACATGGTTTCCTCCCATTGAATTTAGTTTACTGGAAACCAACCTCCTATGTAACTAATGTTGCATAATTATTTAGTAATGCTCACAAAAGGTTATTCTCCCTGAGATACTTAACAGTATCTGTGCAACCTCCCAACTTAGTTTGATTCAAGAGGACTTGAGGAAATGTAGATCCATTTCCAAACTTATTATAGAATGCAGTGCGATCAAAGTCACGATCTAGCAGGTATTCTTTATACTTTAATTTCTTTCCTTCCAAGACCTGTTTAATTTTGGTGCAGTAAGGGCAACCAGATCTTGTGTAGACTTCAAAATTCATAAGACCTCCGATGAAAAAGGGACTCCGAAGAGTCCCATGGGTGTTCCGACTATGTAGAGACCGCACGAAAGGTCTCAAACATATTTATCAGAAGCTGTACTTCAGACCAGCTTTGGTGCCGTAGCTACGGTCAACACCAGCAACGCCGCTGCCAACGAAGCTAACTTCGCCGTAAGCAGAGAGACTATCGGTCAGACCCACGCCCAGACCTGCCTTACCCGAAGGCACCCAGTCAGCGTCACCACCATCGGGGAGTTTGACGGTAGCGCCACCTTGGACATACCAGGAAGCGGACTCGCCCAGAGCACCTTCATAACCGACATGGTTGTCGATAGCAGTGCCACCATAGTTAGAGCCACTCCAACCAGAGTTAGCTTCGACATTCACATAAGGACCTGCCATTGCAGCGCCAGCGAAAAGGGGAGCAGCAGCAAGAGCTGCAAGAGTAGTTTTGATCATTGAAAATTCCTCGTAGATTTACTTGCGGAGTGATTACCCGCAGATGTAGGAGAGACTCGACGTGTCTCTCGCTTCGGAAGTATTATACCACAGATTTGGCGCGAGTAGTTGAGGCACCCTGTCTGTTGTAAATCTTCACAATTTATTTATAAGGATTGATTACCATCCTTAATGGCTTCATAAAACTTATGAGCCTCTGCCAACAGATCCTTTGCTTGCTCTTCTGTAATGACTTTCTTTTCTACTTTTTTCAAAATAGATTTAGTTGCTTCCAAGTACTTACGGTAAGCAACCAACATGACTTGTGCTTGACGTTTTTGTTTTTCTGCCATTTGCTCAGTTACTGGAAAATCAATAAGAAAATCATCATCGTGTAATGATTCCCAATAGAAATTTGAATCACCGATCTTATCTCTTACTGATTCAGGTAGATCTTTGGGGTCAATGTATGGGAGATTCATTGCGACTCATTACCTTGAGGTACTGTTGTGTATCTATAACCCGATGCCATTCGTGTATGCCAGTATAAATTACTGGATCCAGATTGACTTAAGTCGGCACTTGTCCTGATAACTTCACCATTGGAATAAGTAAGTTTCCAGGCACCTCCTCCAGGATTACCAGACCATCCATTGTCACCATTGGCACTAGTATCATTCATAACACGCATGTTTAAAATGTAATTACCAGCAGTAACATTTGGAATGGTAACTGTATCTATTTGGTTTAATGTAGCAAGATTAATATACTGTGTACCATTAAACGTAATTTGAATTCTATTATCAGCTGACGCTTGTAGGGTAAGACTATCATCTCTTGTTACAGAAATATTATAGTTGAGCTCCTGCCAAGTGTCAAGAGGACCTGGGTCTGTTGAGCTAGTCCAGACCCCATACTGTTGCAGTAAAGAATCAAACCAGGGTGAGAAGCATCTAACCCAAGGCAAACTTTCTGCTGTTGTGCAAGGTGCGTCCTTACAGATCTTGATATACCACCCACCAGGATTTTTATTCCAAACATAAGAATCTGGATGGATATTTGTGCAGTCATATTCATCCGATGGTACTTGTATTTCAACCTTGTATATCCCATACATATCACCGCCGTTTGGATATCTAGACGTGAAGGTTGCATCAGAGAGTCCATTGTATCCAGTCATATATTCTGGAGATCCAGTGATCTCCTGTCGGAAGTAAACCGTCTGCCCTGCCTGTCTGTAAGCAGCAGGTATAGTAATATTATATGGATACCAAACCCCATACTGATCTGCGTATTGTGCTCTACTCAAACCAGAAAACTCTTTGGATACTCCTGGTTTGACCCAAGAAGCATTATCAAAACTAAATTCCAAAGACTCTTCATATTGGTTAGGAATTTCTCCACCATTATAATCACTACCACCACATACATGCAAAGTAAGTTGAGTAGCATCAGTAAGATTTAAATCAAATTGACACGTCCTAAGTGTAACCAATGGTTGATTAACACCCTCTTCATCAATGACACCGAAACTCAGATACTTTCCAGTAGGACTATCACTGGGCACATCCAATCCAGCAACCTCATTTCCATCAGATCCACCATTGTTTGTCCATCCAGGTTGATTCTGTGTCCTGATAAAAACTGCATTACTACTTTGGAAGTTTGTATACCACTCATCGAGGATAACCTGCCCAACTCTAAAGGGGGGTGTTTCAAATGGATACCCTGGGATTGATAGTAAGTCACCTTCCTCATACCCACTGCCAGCATCTACAATTTCATTGATTCTAATTCTAGTGCATAGGTTTCCAGCACCAGTACCAATCTGAGGAGCAAGAGTTAGATTCAAAACTAAACCGCTGCCGCTGCCTCCAGTCATATTGAAGTCCTCAGTTACAGGATCATCGTTTTTATTTTCCCACCAATCTAATGTGTCACTAGAGAAGTTGTGATATGCGTATGTATCTGGAGCAATAAAATAATATCCAGAAGTTATCTCACTGCTAGTTGTAGAAAAATTATTATATGATGCTAGTTGAGTAACAGATCCAGTGTTGGTTGATGATGACGTGCCAAAATAAAATGTCTTAGTAATAATTGGTGAGATACTTGCATTAGTGCAGTTGACTACAATCTCATGCTCACCTGCTGTAATTACTCTAGATGTTCTTGCTGGTCCGATTGCTTGATCAAACACAGCAGGGTTTAAAATATTTGGAGTAGTTGCTGTTAGGAATGGATTTACTTCATTATCAAAATACAATTCACCTACGTCATCTGCACCAAATTCAAAATGATATGTTGCTGTTTCTGCAAAGTCAATTGTATATGTTACTGACTGCTCCTCACAGGGAAGAGTACATTCTGCAGCATTAACCCACACACCATACCTATCCCCTTGCTCACTCCACAGAGTTGTGCCGTAACCTTCTTCAGCATCTACTGTTACAATCCTAAGTTGTGCATTGCAATCATCACCATCACCATCATACAAGCACAATCTCTTTCCGCCATCCTGCACATTAATGGGATTGTTTGCTGAGTTTAATCCTGTATATGTGATCGCGTAAGTGCCAGGGGTGATATCTAATAACTCTGTTTGACTTCCATCAGTGCCAGATTGTGTAAATGTAATAGTGCCATATCCATTTGTCAATTCAATTGTACTTACAGCAGTGCCGTTAGTGGATGGATTATCATCCCATTCAAATTCAAATGTAGCAACACCAACACCAGTGCCAGTAACTACCAATGCTCGTCCATCATCAGAAAAATTTGCTACTAATGTCTTTCCACCAGAAGCAGCAGCACCACCACTAACTTCATAGGTTACAGGAAGAGATCCAGCAATAGCATACCTAGTTACTGTAACTCCACTAGGAAGGGTGAAGGTAACAGGTCTGATGTTAATATCAGGATCAAAAGGTCGGCAAGCATTACGATCTGGAGAAGGTGCTGGAGCTGGTTCAGGAATTTGTAGATCGAGATATGAATTTCTTTGCCAGTTAAGACATATACCATCAACTAAAATGCAACGACTATCATACTGCTCTGCGGTGGCATAGTCGCTGGTATCTACCAAGCAATCATAGTATTCTACTGTGCCATCATCTCTAATTCTTTCTCTACAATTAATTCTTGGCGATGGCTCAGGCCATCCAGATCCCTCTGGGGGCCATACACGCACCCTATCATCGGGCACACATACACCATTGACGCAAATGTATCCTGGGGGGCAGTCAGCATCAACTGTACATCCTACTGCACCATCCAGGACTACATCAGGAAGAGCATAAATCGGTGCTAAGGAATCACAAACAGGTCCAAAGTCACCATAAGGTCTATATTGGTTTAACGGTTGAGGGGGATCATACCCATCAATAATAGACATCTATCATTTCAGTTTCTTGCCATCATTATTTAGATATCCATTCTCAACTAACCACTTACGAGTGAGAGGAGTGGGTTTATAATCAGTCCACATTGTACCTGCAGCACATGACTGCAATGCTTTCATTGTCATACCTTCAGTCTTACCTGCCCAGGTTGCTTCTGCTTCCCAAGGAATACTACTAGGAATATCTTTGTAACTCTTCTCTGCAATATCACGCCACAACTGGGGCACAGATTCTTCGGGGTAAATGATTGCAATCAAACTATTCTTAATGCTTCCTGCCATACAGTCCTGTGCAGCGTGCCATCCTTCATGACGCATAACACTCATGAGTGTGGTGTAACGCTTCACGAGAGTGGCATTGAGGTAGAAGTTGTTGCTGACTGTGTGATAGACTCCACGATGCCCTGGTGGGAAATACTTTTCAGGTGCGATAAACACCTTGACACCAATCTTATCCAATGCTGTCATCATCTCATTGAACTCTGTGCGGACTGGCTCCATCATGCCATACTTCTTATAATACTTACCAATGTCACTGGCAGTTTTAATTTCTACAACGCCTTCGGTACATTCACGGAGGATCATACATCCTGTTGCTTCTAAT